CAAACAGAGTATGAAAATATGAAGCAGAACGGTTACTTTAAAATTTATGATGCAGGAAGCTTCAGATATGAACTAACTTTTAAACAACCTACCAATGTTTAGTTGGTAGGTTGTTTTCCTTTTTGACTTTTTAAATAATTTCTTGGAAGTTTTGGCTCGTGCGGGTTGCAATAAAGTCAATCAAAATAAATTCCGAACTCCGTACAGCCTTCAAATAAATGCTAACCAAAAGTTCGTTATTATCGATGACATCAGGTGTGTTAATTCTTTCGTCGCAGACAATTTCAAAGTCAAAAAGTCCTTCTGTGTTCTTTGCAAACTCAAAAATTGGAGTAATAACACTCTTCAGACGAGTCCTTGTAAATTCGGTATTTGGTTCAAACACAAAATACTTCAAGGTTCTTTGAGTTGCTCTTTCGAGAGTTAGGAACAATCTGCGAACATTGATGCGATCAAAAGCAGTTGGTTTTGTTTGAAGGGTTTTTTGACCCATTACAGCAAATCCGTCTCCACTAAAGAACACAACAGGGTTTACAGAAATTTCATAAAGTCTGTCGCGTTGTTTTTGATTTGGATTGAAAGCAATATCGAGAGCATTGAAAGTGCCTCTGTTGAGACCTGCTGGAGCAAACCATGGTTGAGAGACCGCATCATTGCGAGCAAATGTTGCAGCAGCATAACCTGAAAACGGTACCCACATTCTGCGACCTGTAAAGATATCAGAAACTTTGACCCAGTTACCATACATTGCAGCATAGTTGCTTTCAGAGCTAGCAATCTCTTTGAGGGGATTGTAAATGTCTTGGGTAAATGTTTTTCCTTCAGAATCAATTACTTTTGAGTCTCTGCCCAATACAAAAATAGGACGAAGAGGATCGATAATTGCCATGCAATCTTTGCGAGTATTTTGAGCAAAGTTGACAAGTGTGTCAGAAACTGCGCGGAAGTCATCAGTCAAGGCAGAAACATCGCTGACGAATGTTTCATCATTGAAGGAGCTAATTCCGAGCGTATTTGTCATTGCAAATACTGTAGAAAGACCGGCATCAACAATAACATCAACAATAGTGTTTTCAATGCTTTCGAGAGGACGAAGAGCTTTGTCAAGCTTTCCTGGAACGCTTCCGATAACTTTCGAAACGTCTTGTGAGCGGCTGTCGGGAGTAAAGACGCCAAGAGGGAAGAGAGCTTTGGCTCCGTCAGTAACAGTAACGCGAGAGGTCGGAAGAGTGGAGTTAACAGCCCATTGATAGCTCTTAGAGATTGCTGGGTTGATATACATCTTAATTGTCGGAGAGGCATCGTTGATATTATCTCCAATGAATGCGTTTGAAAGAATGCCACCAGTTGGGCTTACTTGGCGTCTGTTATAATCAAATGAGCCGAGGTACTTTTCAGTTGTTGCGAGGGTTAACATTGTTGCGTCTGAAGTAGAACGACGAACTTTATAAACACCGAGGGAAAGATGATCTTGATATTCATCAGTTTCGAAACCGATGAAGCCAACCTTTTCGAGAGATTCAGAAATGCTATACAAGCCTCTGTTGCTGTCTGCAAGAGTTGCTGAAAGAGCAAAGTCGATGCGATCTGTCGTAATCGAACCAAATGTATCAGAAGCAGTAAGAGTCGTTAGAGCAAGAACCGATTCGAAGTTTGGTGAGCTGGTGGAAACCGCAAGGTTGTCTGCAAAGCCAACATAGTAGCCTTCTGCATATTCATTGACAACTGTTTGGAGGTCATTAAGAATGAAGAAGCCGGCGTTAATTTCGACATCACCTGTAAGTTTAGCAGAAAGAACGGAAGAACCGGTGCCAACCCAATCAAAGTTGCCTTCAACGAGCTTTGTGTATTGCTCTTGGCTCATGCTTGCCGCAATTGGCGCACCAATCTCCCATTCGCCAGTTGCTGAAGTCATTGGATAGAATAGAGCTCCAAAAGAATTGGAATAAGCAGAACCAGTGTTTGCTCCGTATGGTAAACGAACAGTGTTCAGAACGCCAGGAGAATTGAGAACTTCTTTACAGCTGTAGTAAAAGTACATTTCAGCTGGTGTCGAAGGAATGCCGTAAATTGATTCAAATTCGCTTGTTGAAGTAATCAACAAAGGCTCGCTGACAGGACCTTGGGGAGCAAAGCCAGGAACAACGATTGTCGTGCCTGCTTGAATTTGTGTACGAAGTGAAAGATCTTTTTCAGTAATCTGAACGCCGGGTGAGTTAATGATTCTTGCCATATATTTTATTTATCTAATTTCGGATTATTTTTTCGTTTGCGCATAAAAAACCTGTATTTTTGCGTGCAAATTTTATTTAATGGCGTTCAGATTATTTTTCTTCTTTCTAATCATATTAAATTGATTAAATTGAAAATCCGCAGTAGTTTCAAGAATTTCTCCGTCTCTATAAGAATAGTTAATTCCTCTCAAATTTGTAATAAAAGCATTGTGATAAACAAATTCGACAACAGTTTCATTATATTCATTCAGTGCAAGAATTGAAAAAGTGGTTTGATATTCATTAACCATTCCGCTTTCCATGCTTGCTGCAGCAGTCATCAAAGCTCCTGGTGTTCCATCATAAATACTCAAGCGCGGATCATTCAAAACAGCAAGCCATCTCCACAACACATAATAATTTTTATAATCATTATCAACAACAAAGTTAACAGAAATTGGGGGATGGTTTGGACGATGGTGTGAAGAAAAGTTCAGTGTCTGACCGACCCAATCTACTTCCACGGCTGGTACAGTAATGTCTGGCACAATTGTTCCGTGAACACTAATTTGCACAGAATCAATATCTAAGTCTGGATCGGTTTTGCTCATCTCTCTTAAAATCTTCGGAAGAGTTAAGACAAGAATAAACTTATCCTTCGAAGCAACGTTCAAAGGAGACTGGAGTGTTGGATTTTGGCAAATTTCAGACATCTTGGTTGTAATATGTGTATCCCATTTCTAGGAGCGATTCTTCATCTAAATCATACTTATCAAGAGTTTCAAGTTCTTTCTGAGTAATTCCGAGAGCTGGATATGCAAGATTTTCTTCAGCAGCTGGTTTCGGAACAACTGAAGGATTTTTACTAAGATCTTTCAAATCATAATTTTCTGTAAAGTTTTCCCAGTAGCCATTCGGAACAATTTTTAAAGGATGGTTCTGTAAGTCAAAATCTACAATCTGAAAGTATTGTTCGACTATTTCGGTTTTGAGAATGAATAAAGCCCAAGTAAGAGCCATAATTCTATCGTCGAAGAATTTATCTGTTCTTTTTTTATAAACGCCATTTGGATGTTTCACAAATGTTTCAAACTCAGAAATTGTTTGCGGGTCGTTTATTTGTACGCATTGCAAATGATTTACCCAATATCTCATATTTCCAATTCCGTCACTTCTGATATTTGTATGAGAAAGTACTCCAAGATTTCTTGTTGTATTGTATTTGTCTGAAGTAGATATTTTTGAATATGCAACAATTTTTTCGTAATTGTGATGATAATGCAGAGCATCAATAACTTGGGCACCGCAATTGTTTCTTTCAATCAGTATTGGAGGCACACCCCAAGATTGTCCGATTGTTAGCAGTTTATTTGCAAAGTGGTATGGTTCAATAACTGCTGAACCGTATACAGCCACTTGCTGAATGTTTTGAAGATCCGTTACATCAAGAATTTGAGCAACAGATGCTGCTCTTCCAATACCTTCTCCAACGTCTACTCCGATTACATAAAGTTTATTCTTATCGGGATATTCAAAGACGCTGTAGTCACCTTCTTCTGAAGTCCAAATCGGAGGCTTTTTAGTTTGTTTAAATCTTTCTATGAGAAGTGCTCCAACTGCTGAGGTGGAGTCGTCAAGGAAGCAATTATGAACTAGCACGCCGTTTGCATAGTAACAAGAACCATCAACACTTATGAGATCATATACCCATCTTTTTTGTTTGATCTTTTTTATGTTAGTAATCTTTTGCAGTTCTCCTCGCTCTCCTTCTAAAAAATCTCCTACGCTTAGCGAATCAGCTATCTTGAGTTCTCCTTCTACGATAAACGGATGCTTTAGTGACGCAACTATTTTTGTTCTGTCTGTTGTAAACTCTAAAACATTTTTCTTGAGTCTCTGAACTCCTTTAAATGAACGAAGTCCCCAAGGTGTAGACACTTTTAAATTTTTGTCGTTAATAGCTACATTTTCTGAGAGCAATTCTTTAAAAAGATCGTATAAGTCTCGGATTTTATAAAATTTTGAATCTCCTTCGTTGCTTATGTAAACTTGTGACGAACCTCCTACGCAATTGTTAAATTCTTGCAAGAACTTTTCTTCTGATCCGAGAGCAGCAATCATTGTCTCTTTCCATGCTTGATCTCTTCCAGGAACTTCCCACCAATCAATTCTTTCTGCTTTCCAAGGCGGATTTAAGTTCTGTTCAGCCTGTGAATATATTTCGTAAAATTTATTTCCGACTCCCTGTGGCGTACTCACCAGTAATATTTTAGACTTTTTGCCAGACGAAATTGTAGGAATAACCGATGACCAAAATTCTTCAAGCAAGTGTGTATTGTGATGGAGAACTCCGTTTGAGTAAAACATCCGACTAGGCACATCAACAATATCATACACAAAATCTTTGTTTTTCAGCTTTTCTTTTGCAATAACTTTATCGAGACCACTCTTTGTTTGAATAATTCTATTCTTGCAATTTCTAACAAGCAAACTATCGCCCTTTTTGTCTATTAGTGAATGGTTTGCTGACGCTTTAAATGTTAAGCCAGATCTCGTTGTAATTTTATAAATGGACTTTGGTCGGTATTTGGCAACACCTTTAAAAACTTCCCATCCATTAGGCGTTTCTATTTTTATGCCTTTTGTATTTGGTTTAAACTCAATTAAATCCTTCATAATTGATTATATAACTCATCTATGGTTGAAGAAACAATTTGATTTTCAGAGTTCATCAGATTAATTTTTGAGTCTCCTTGGAGACACTCTATGAACGCACATTCGTCAACCATGACGCAATTATGCGCTTGCAAACCGTTTGCAAAAAAGTGATGGTGCTCTGTCTCAATTACATCAAAAACTTCTGTTAGTTTATTCTTAGAAATTTCTTCAATCGAAATTATTTTTTCTGGTCCGTCAACGGTTTGAATAATATCACTAATGCTGAAATTTTTTGCTTGCTTAAATTCCGACGAGTTAAAAAATAACAAATGATCTTCTGTACAAGAAACTTCCTTTTTGCTTTCTGTAGTTAATTTTAAAATGGGACTACTGACAGTGCTTCTTTTAATTCCCGAAAAGCTGCTCCAACCTGTTCCGGTTAGTACTTTAGAATTTTGTGTATTAAGCTTTTGTTTGAGTGTTTGCTCAAAAGGATTCCCAAATATTTCAAAAGCTTTTGATAATGTTATCTCTCTCTGATCAGACTCTCTGTCGTTAATTGTTATTTTGCAATCTCCTGTAAGACAGTTTAAAGAATCGCCGCGAATAGAAGTAGCTGTCGTAGTCGAAACTATAATGCTCGAGTCGTTGCCGAGCGTCATTCCAGTTTTTGCATAATCTTTTACACCTGGTTTGATATAGTTTGGAAGCTGTTCGTAAGCCATCCTAATTCTTTTAAAAATGTTGATTGCTGTTGTTTCTTTATTAGCTACAATAGCAACTCTATAGTCGTCATGAAAACAAACCATCCAAAGTGAAAAGATAGTAAGAAGTGTCGAATTGTGAGACAAAATACCGTTAGAATAAAATCTGTGATTATCATCTTTCACAGCAACGTCATACATATTTTCGATCTTATCTGTCTTTTTGATTGAAGTAATTTTTTGAAGGCCCTTTTCTGTCATGATCTCATCGCCCTCTCGAAGATCTTTTACATAAACTTCTTGCAAATATTTTTTGTAGACAATGTGTTCGTCAGCACACTCTAGAAAAAAATTTTTAGTTTTAATTTTCCAGACTTGGTACGGAATAGTTTTGTAAGCAGCCTCAAGATCTTGCCAGCCACTGTCAGTCATTATTTCGTAATCTGAAATTTTTCTTGTTTCGATGATTTCTGCCATTTTCTTTAATTAGTTTGTTTAATTTCTTTTAAAACAGGAGGCTCTAAAAGAAATTCTAAGCAAGTGTTAAGAATTTTTTGTTTGTCTTTGTAATAATCCATTTCTGGAATGTGCAAAATCTTGCAGTTAATTGCTTCTACAATTTGTTGATCTCTTTTTTGATCATTTTGAGTTCCTCTTCGATTTCTTTCGTCGTGCCAATATGCTCCATCAAATTCAATGCACTTGTTAATGCTCTTAATAAAGAAATCCAACCTTCTGTAAGTAGTAGATGTTTGAACTTTGTATTCAAGAGTTTTTCCCGTATCTTCTTTAGCACCATTGTTAAAGGTTGCAAAGAAAATATCCGAAGGATCAAACAATTGTTTTATTTTCTCGTAAATTGACCAAAATAATTCTTGTGAAACCTTTGAATATACAGAAGATTTGTTTGAATCCATCCATTTTTTTGTAATTCCTTTTCTAATTTCTGTTGCTTCTTCAAACGAGCATTCGTGTCTCCTAGCAATAGCTTCTACAGAATTTGTTGTTTGTCTTTCTCTCACTTTTTCTTTTGCCTCTTCTTCTGTATATCCTCTTTTCAACCAATAACCTTTTTGGTTTGGCATATTTTGAAGTTCTTTTTGTCTTTGGCTAATTTTTTCTCCGTTATCGTTTCTATTCTCAAATTTGTTGTGCCACAAAACGTTGCAAGACGAATTGTGACAAAAGTTTCTGTAGCCTGCTTCAATATTGTAGAACGGAACTGGTTTACAGCACCATTTACAAGTGCCTGTTGCAGAAGGATCAACATATTTTTTGTAGTAGTCCTCCAGAGGCATTTGCAATTTTGCTATGTGCAATGAAAGTCTGCTGAGAGAGGGAAATTTTTCGCCGTCAATTGCGCATTGATATGTTAAATCGTCTGTTGTATATACGCCTTTCTTGAGTTTAGAATCTCTGTTATAGTGAAGCGTGCAGCAAGCATTTGTTCTAGTTTGTTCATAAGGAACTTTGTTGTCGCAAGAAGCAAGTCTGCATTTTGTATCATCCAAAATGTATTTGTTGTAAAGAAATTTTTTCTGCTCACTAGAGAAGTTATTTTTTGTCATGCACAAAGCAATTCCTGCCCAACCTGAAAAATAATTGTTGATTTCTTCTACGTATATAAAATTTTTGATGGCTGATTTGCATTTTTCTTTGTCCTTGTATTTTTTAAAAGTCTTTTTAATAATCACTCCGCAAAACAAGCCGCAAGATTTATATGTCTCGTAAGTTAGTTTGCGGTCAGTAATCATGCACCTCGGACATATGTCGGAAGTAAAAATAAAGGTATCATAAAAATTCTTGACGTTGTTCTTTCCCTCTTTTGTAGACACAGCTCTCAGCAGGCCTGTAACGTTGTTGTAATTTTTATTTTGGTAGGTTATATGGTTTGCCATAAAGTTATTTATCTACCTTTAAGGCCTTTTCAACTTTGACTCGAAACTAAAATTGCTGCTAGACTATTTAGAAGCTAGTTCGAACAAGTCTTTGACTGAAATTTCCTGTATTTCTCCAGTCTTTTTGTTGCGAACCTTTATAATACTTTCAGATTGAAGGCACTTCCCAACTTGGCGAGATGAAAGAACGCAAGCCATACGCTCTCGGACAAACGTTCTCAGAACTCTTCTCTGAGCCTCATACAACTCAATCCTTACTTTGCCTTTATCAAGGTTTATAATATAAAAAAAGTTTTCTGCAAAATAAATGATATCGTCTTTGCATTTTACTAACTCACTAACCATGTCTGCAGTAAACTCATACTGAGCTCCTGCTACTGGAATGTTTTTAGAACCTCTATAATAATATGAAGGATCGATTGGTTCTTGGTTAATAATTTTTTGTGTGGAAGTATTATAACCAGCTTCTGTAAATTTATCGTCGTCTAGAGTAGCATTCAGCAAATCATTCTCTGTTACTTTTGGAGCTTTGGTTTTTTTTACAGGTTTCGCTTCCAAGGTTTGAGAAACCTCGAACTCTTCCTTCTCTTTCTTTTCTTTCTTCTCTAACTGCTTAACGGTTGGAATTCTAATAACCTTTCCGTCTTTTTTAATAATAGGTGGTCTACCAATTGGTCTTTTCTTCCCAGACCCTTTCGGACGTCCTCTCCTTGGCTTATTTTTAACGCCCTTTGGACGCCCTCCCTTATTCTTAAAAACTGGCTGCTCTTGCTGAGAGTGCTCGTTGCTTTGAGAAATTTCTGGAGCTGCTTGGTTATCTTGTTCTGACTGTTCTTCCATGGCTTCTAATTAGCCCTCAGAAGCACCTTTTTCAAGGTCTGTTATTAGCAATCTCGAGAAACGTTGCTCGCA